GCCTCAAGGACGAAAATGTGCTTTCCTTCGTGGACATTCTCATTACTTCAAGAATCGGGAAATTGTCAGTTTTAATCCAGATGAAGAATTTATTGGATTTGCCGGATGGTCGGATGATACCAATATCAGACCTATCCTTGACGGCTTTGAACAGTGGCTTGAATGGATGAAAGAAAATGCAATACCAGGCTGGGATATTCCTGCTTAACTAACTCGCTGCGGCACGTTGCCGCCTTCGTGTACTTCGTGGTAGATCTAATTTAAAGGAGAAAAGAAAAATATGAGCAACACAATGCAGGCATGTGATGAATACGTCAAGACCGGGGAAATCTTCGGCAAGAAAAACAAACCAGAGGAACCACCGGAGAAAATCGAGTCAATCTATTTCTGGGATGTCGGTCCGACCGACAGCGAAGTTAAAGGGAGAAAAGACAAATGCCAAAAATAACGATTTACAGGGGATTGCCTGGAAGCGGTAAATCTACACTTGCACGGGAACAGGCAAAAGAAACCGGGGCAATTCTGATTGAACCGGATTCAATGATGATTATCGACGGTAATTATCGGTATACGCCGGAACGATTTAAAAAAGCGGTTGAATGCTGTGAAGAAATAATCCGTATGGCTGCGCAATGCTTTGCTGATGTGATTTATGCTGATGTGCTGCCAACTGCACGGGAAGCCGCTGATCTGGTTAATGTTTATTGTTGTGCTTTGCCAGAACAAACCAATATTGAAGTAAAAGTCAGGTCATGCAAAATAAGCGCCGATGAAAGCAAAGAGCGTAATCAGCACAATGTAAAACCGGAAGACATCGACCGTATGGCAGCACTCTGGCAGGAATGTCCAATAAAAAGCTGGGAGGGATAAGGAAAGATGGCAAGAGGCGTAAAAGCATTGAATGACGACAACGAGAAGCTCCGGAACCGGAACTATGATCTTGATATCGAAAACAAGCGACTCAAAACCGAACTCAAAAACAAGGAAAATCAACTGAGACAGGCCCGTAAGGAATCCGACAAGAAAAGCATTATCATTAAACGCTTCCGGGAAAAACTGGAAGAGATTACCACCACGAAAGACACAGAGAACCGCGAAGCGCAGTAGGTAGGGCGTGATCTCCGTATCGCGCCGCTCCCCAATGAAGAAAGTTAAGACTGAAGAGTGAAAAGTTAAGAGTTTAAAAAAACAGGAGAAAAGGAAAGATGAAAGACAAAAACACTGGAATGTATCGCAAATATGAAGTAAAACGTCTGAACGATGAAACCGGAAAGCTCAAAGACTGCGAATTCTTCGTGCTGGACTTGGATTATGACAAGTTTGCAGTACCGGCACTGAAAGCCTACGCCGAAGCCTGCAAGAAAGAATATCCGAAACTTGCTGCCGACATCGAATCAAAGCTTTATGTAATTGAAAACATCGAATTTCTTAAACTCTGGACCAATGGCACTGACTGGGTAATTACTGAATCGGCCGAAAAAGCGTTAGAAATCACAGTCGAAGATTACATGACGACAGCTGAAGATGTTGACGAATATTACGAGGAAACCCGCTGGCCCCATAAGGTACATTGGGAAGATGCCCCCAAGGGGCAAGACCTCGTTGAGTATGCCGATGTAAGAGCCATACTGAAAGACTTTCAGCCAAATCAAGTAATCTTCAGTACCGAATGGTAAGGAGGCCTGGAATAATGAGAGTAAAACCATGCGATATTGAAAGATTTATGGATGATGCCGGTAATCATGTTATGACGATTGAGCACGATAATGGCGTATTCCGTTCTATTTACTATGGTAGGAAAGATTCATCATCATATCATTTTAGATTGAACACCTGGCCCGGGCACCTCTGTATTTCCGGCGACATGGGAACTTACGTATTTGCGCGGCTTCCTGATATGTTTGAATTCTTCCGCAACGATAGCCTTGAAAAGATCAATCCGGATTACTGGTCAGGGAAGATTGAATCAATCGACAAACATTCAAAAGTGCAGGAATTCAGCGGGGAACAATTCCGGGACCGTATTAAGGAAAGCTTTGATAACTGGGCGGAAGAGATCAGGGAAGAAAATGACCCGGATATCGGAGAAACTGAAATTTCAGAACAGTGGGAACGGGTACAGACGGAAATCTTTTCTGTCCTTGAGTATTCAGGCGAAAACGCCGCTTTTGAGGCCGCAATTAATTTTGAAGAATTCTATAGCCTCGATTTTTCCGAATACTGGGAAGTGAATTGTGATGAATATACTTTTCATTTTATCTGGTGCCTATATGCGATAGTATGGGGAATCCAGCAATACGACGCCGCAAAAAACAAAGCCGCCGAATCCATCGAAATTGACGGAAACATCAGCCACCTGAATTTTGATTAACTTACCACCACGAAGAACACGAAGGAGCACGAAGGAAAATGAAACGCCGACTCTGTGATAAACTAACAAAAACCGAAATGATTGCAAAACAAGCAATTAAGATCGAGCAGCAGGGATATGAAATCAAACATTTACGTAAAGCCATGAGAGCGATCATAGTGAAATTGAATTGCGGCGGCGGTCCGCTGAACGACAACCTCAACCAGTACAACAATAAACAACTCTAAATTTTCTTCGACATCGAGAAAACCATAAACGAGGTGATCGGATGAAAACCATATTATCAGACGACGGTAAATATCGATACACGTTGTATCGTGACCTGAATAATATTTTTGGTAATGGAGAAATATTATTGTTTATTGGACTCAACCCCAGTACCGCAGATGCCGAAACAGACGATCCGACCATACGACGGGTTAAAAACTATGCAATATCTTTTGGTTATAGTCATTTGCTGGTTGGTAACCTGTTTGCTTACCGTGCAACTAACCCGTGCATTATGGAATTGCAGAGCGACCCGGTCGGACCGGAAAACGACCGGCACTTACAAGAAATGATTTATGGTGCAGATCATGTACTATGCGGATGGGGAACACACGGAACATTAAACAACCGCGACCGTGAAGTTATGGAATTTGCCTGGCGTAAAGCGCGTTGTCTTTCCGTTAACAGCGATGGTACTCCAGGACATCCGCTATATCTCCGCAAAGACTTAACCCTAACCCCATACAAAGGAAGATAACCTTTGTGTCCTCTGTGGTGAAAAATAACAAAAAGGAGAAAGGATGAACTTATGCGACAAATGCAGTAAACACAAAAACAACGGCGGAAATTGTCAGGCAACACTTCCCCGCAAAAAAGAATGTTCACACTACCACCCCAAAGGAGAAAAATAAGATGGGATTTTTTTCAATTTTAGTTATTGTGTATGCCAGCTATGAGATTGTTTCACTGATTATTCAACATCGTGAAAAGATGGCAAAACTAAAACAAGACAATAAGGATGATAAATAAGAAGATGAACTGGTGCATAATATTCGGACATAACTTTCAGCCGCGTTACCACCGTGAATACAATGGCGTAGATTTTAAAATGAATGGGCAAATGAGTTCAGACGGTATTAAAGCGGTAAAACTCAAATCAGAAACCTATCTTTATGATATTTGCCCCCGCTGCGGCAAAATAGTAACCCTGCCATTTAACTACCATCCCAAAGGAGAAAAATAACCATGGCAGGAAAAGGAGACAAACGCCGGCCAGGCGACGACCAAAAATACCGCGACAACTGGGAAAACATCTTTGCCACCAAAACAAAACCAACCAGGAGCAAGTGAAAAGATAAATGAACATCATATTTAATTTAATTATATTTTTGCTTAGACCGGCAATGGACTGTTGCGAATATGGTCTAATTAATGAAATCTGGGCAAGGCGTAATATTAAAACAGGTAAGGTTGATATTCTCGCTTATCGAAAAGGAGAACAAGGATATGTATATGATCAATATGCTTCATTTGGAGAAACCCCTGGAAACGAATTTAAACTGCTAAAAGTTAAATCTATATATGAATTTCAACGTTTACATAGACTTCGATATTCATTGTATACGAAACATTTATCTCAATCAATAGAAGACAGAGACAAAAACCAGCAGGATAAATGCGGCGCTCATGTCATAATTGATGATATAAAAACTTCTATTCGTCCAGGATGGTCAAAAGGCGAATTCAATATCAAGATCGTTTGCCATTGTGATGATTCAACATCTGTAGAAAAATTACATAGGGCTGAAATTCAGAAACAAATCAAATCATCAATCTTCGAAATATTCAACTGCGAACCAATCAACCAAGAGGAGTAAATAATGGGAACCACTATGTCAATGTCTCCGGAAGAGCTTTCCGCCTGTATTCAGTCAATGCTCAGACGTGCAAAACGCTATCCAAGCTGGTTTATGTGGGCGGCGCTTATGGCTACAGAGTTTTTACTTGGTGCAAGAATTACCGAGGTGCTGATGCTTCGGAGGCGTAACTTTGTGGATGAAAATAATAAGATGTATCCGGTTATTACCAGGCGTAAACTGAAGACAAACAAAAAGGATCCTACTATCAGCGTACGCATTGACCCTGAATGTGATCTGGCAAAGGTGATTCTATTATGGCTGGACTATCAGCGTAAGCACTTCAAGAAGTTTCAGCCTGAATCGTTGGTGTTCTCATGGGGAGATGAAGCAAAGCCAATATGGAGAACATCAAGCAACCGCGCATTCCAGAAGGTTTACAAAGAACTCGGATTGAATTATGTGTCACGTGGCAATCACGCTATCCGCAAAACGGCCGGTGACGTGAGGATTGATCTGTATCAGATTGAGACAGGCAGTGAGCTTATGTCTGCCAGGGCACTAAAGAATTTTTATGGTCATGCCAGCATTGCGACGACTGAACGCTATATGAAAAGACTGGGCGGCGAAACTGCCGCTGTCGCCATGAAACATTCAAACGCTATAAAAATAGGAGACATTCTCTGAATAGTTATACTTCTCGTGATTGGTGATACATCGATCATGCGTCAAACATACATCAGATGCCGTCAACGATACATTCACAATACATAATTAAGTTGATTCTTCAACAAAAAACAAAGTAGGTTTTTAGGTGATTTTATGGCAAAAACAGAGTTTTACACCGTCAAGACATTGGCAAAAGAATTTGATACAGGGGAGCGAGTAATACAACGCGCCGCATTACGTAAAGACTTAAAAGGACGCAAGATAGGCGGTAGGTGGAGATTTACAAAAAGGGCTGTGGATGAGTGGATTGACACCGGAAATCAGTAGATAAAAATAGATATTTGATAATCCTAACATGCCAATAATATAGCCATAATCCGTCCAGTAACATGTCACAAATAAAAGGGTAACTACGTTAAATAGTCCAGAGGAATGTCAATGCAGGAATACACAGTAAGAGAAGCAGCAAAATTATTATCCATCGAAGAGAACTCTTTATACAAGAAAATCCAGCGACGCAGGAAAGCCAACAAGACTATCATTCACCGCGATCAGTTCTTTGTTTATTTCTTCTGCATTACCGGACCAGCCGCAACATCAATATCAATTATCCGTGTCCTTGATGAAAAATATTTGAATCAGCTCAAGGAATATATGTGCGACGATTGCCGCAACGTAGTGGAAACCGTACAAGAAAACATAGAAGACACCGCAGTATGACAGATATATTCGCCGGACTATCACCAAAACACACTTCCGAAAGTGACGGACAAAATGACGGACAGGGGGACCGGTCACAACGCGCTGCGGGTCCTTCCCAGCAAAAAAAGAAGGATAGAGTCCAAACGTTGAAATCATGCAAAAAAAGTGTGAAATCGACATCAAAAACGGCACTTTCCGAAAACCTGCCATCTGGCTCTGGTTTTTCTGCTAAATCTCCATCTGATAAACCGCAGTCCCGCCGTGAGCGCAATTATGAGGCGGTAAAGAAGCACCGCAATATTGCGCGTGATATTGGGCCTCTTCCTTTGTGTTCCATGCCGGAAGAGGTGGCGGTGTGTGAACATAATTTGTTGCGGTATCTGATTACATGCTTTCCTAATGACTTCGGTCTGCCGTTTTCTGACGATCATTACGAGATGATCAAGAACATGGAACAGGCTATTGTGTATGGCGGTAAGTTCTGCCAGGCATTTCCGCGCGGATCCGGCAAGACATCGATAACGATTGGAACGCTGTGTTGGGTTGTCTGTTATGCGAAGCGATTTTATACGGCTGTATTTGGTCAGACTGTTATCGAAGCCAAGAAAATATTGGCAATGGTGATCGATGAACTATGCGATAATGAAATTCTTATGGAGATGTTTCCGCATGTCTGCTATCCGTTTTCAGTGATTGACCATCCAAACCAGGCATCCGGCCAGATTCTCGACGGCGTTCGCACAAAGATTTCGATTAAAGAGAATATGATTGTACTTCCGCGCGTCGAAGGTGTCAAAACTTCCGGTGTTATGATTAAGGCGTTCGGGCTGTCCGGCTCGATTCGCGGTGCTCTGGTAAAAAATCCCGTGCTTGATAAAAAGGTACGTCCTGACTTCTTTATCATCGACGATCCGCAGACGGACGAAAGCGCCTATTCACAGACGCAATGTGACTTCCGCGAAAACCTCATACAAAAATCCATTCTCGGACTTGCCGGTCCGGGTGAGGTTATTTCCGGCATCATCAATGGCACGGTTATCTGCAAAGGCGACCTGATGGACCGCTATTTGAATGGGGCGCACAAGGCGTTTAAGGTAATGCGCGTACCGTTTCTTTATTCATGGCCTGAAAATACGGCGCTTTGGGAAGATTATCTAATCATTCGTGAGACAGACGATCAAGTCACCTGGAAGAATTCCAACGAATTTTACCGGAAACACCGCACGGAAATGGACCGCGGAGCGGTTGCGTACTGGGCGGACCGTCTTGAATTCGGGGCGATTTCAGCGATTCAGTCGGCGTATAATCTGATTTTCGACCGTGGTTTACTGGCTTTTATGTCTGAATTCCAGAACGACCCGAAAGAAGAGTCCGACAGCGCGTCACTTCCGACCCGTGAGTATATCCTGGAACACACCAATAATATCAAACGCTTTCATGTTCCGGCAGAGGCTCAGTATGTTACCTTTGGAATGGACCTGCATAAGAATATTGTTTTCTTCCTGGTTGCGGCATGGAAGGACGGCGGAACCGGCTGGATAATCGACTATGGCGCGTATCCTCGCCAGAAGAAATCCATTGTAACGGTACAAAATCCAACTGACAAGCTGTCAGATTTGTATAAAGGGACCGAGGTTGCGATCATTCAGCAGGGCTGTGAATACGTTCTCGAAAATATGATCCTTCAGCCGTTCCCGCGTATCAACCAGGAGAGCACAATACCGGTTAATTTTGGTTACTGTGATGCCGGATACAAGCCCATTGTACCGCAAAAACTCAAGCTTGATCCGCGATTTTCTCACATTCTCGACCCTTCCCTTGGGGTTGGTATCAAAGCAGGACGTAAGCCCATGGAAGAATACGCCAAAAAGCCGGGGGAAATTTTCGGACACCACTGGTACTATCCTATCACCGCAAAGACACGAGACTTCAAACACTGCAAAATCGACACGAACTATTGGAAAACGTTTGTGATTGAAGGCATCATGCGGCAAAAGAACGATTCCGGCTCGATTACATTATTTGGTGACGGACGTTCCGATCATAAGCAGCTGGCGGAGCACCTGACGGCAGAAGCGTTTGTAGAGGTCGAAGGAAACGGACGCAAGGTGAAAGAATGGAGTCCCAAGCCGACCAGGACGGAAAACCATCTTTTTGACTGCCTGGTACATTCTGCGGTAGCGGCATCAAAAGCAGGGATGAAGATCGATGAAGACATGCGGAAGCTGCGGAAAAAGCGCAAAGTAAAATACGTCAGATATAGTGACCTAAAGAACAGGGGAAAATAAATGAATCATCCATGTGAAAGCGAAGCGTTGAGCATTACTAACGCCGTCCGTCGTACGGACAGGAACAGGGGGAATAAATAATGGCAAAGCGCAAATATCTTACCTTTGAACAGATACAGGAACGCAAGACGCGCCAGCGGGTAAACTATCCGGACTACGGCGATAAGTGGCAGTGTCCGGAATGTGGATGCACAGATTTTAAGTGCGTCAATACCGACCCGGTAAAGGAAAACGGCATCAGCCGGACCCGTGTCTGTACCAAGTGCGGAAAAACCAAGTTTTACACCTTCGAAAAAATCGTCAAGGCATCAAAAGTGTAATACATTTGAATAGTTTTAACCAAAACATCCCGAATGTATTACACTTTTTTTCCCGCGAATGCGACGCAGGAGCCTTGAGCTACTTCGCCGTCCGTCGTACGGAATGTCCAGTCAGAAAATTTTTTGAATATTTTTTTACCCTCAATAAGGCTAATACTAGCCTTAGCACTTTGTCCAGTCGAAAAAATCCCTTGATTCCGTGCTTGAAATCCATTACATTTTTAATATCGAGAAGTAATGCCGATAACGCTCCGGCAAACTTTGAATTATCAATCAGTATAATTGTCGTCCGTCGTACGGACATGGAGCGTTATATGGCCGATTCAGAAAAAATCGAAAAAGCATTATCCCAGCCGAAAAAGATTTCATCCGATGGCGAATCAGTCGAGAACCGTTCAGCCGATGAACTCCGGTCCATCCAGAACGACGACGCACACCGCACTATCAATAAAAAGCGCTCTCTCCCGTTCCGCTCTGTATCCTGTTCATTTCCCGGGAGTGTTTACTAATGATGTTTTTATGTGAAAGCAAAGCGTTGAACATTAATTCGCTCCGGGTCGTACCCGGTCCCGGGAGTGTGTTTTAATGGGGTTGTTTAAAAAAATCTTTTTCCCTTCCCGACCGTCCGCCGCTGCACCTCCACGGCGGTCGGACGGTTCCCTCTATTCTGAGCTCCAGGCGAAATCAAACCACGTCTATCCGATCAACGCGCGCTATGATGCGGCGCAGACCACCGAACGCAACGCCCGACACTGGGGCATGTCCGACAACCTGTCGGCGAATGCGGCGAATACTTACGGTATCCGGCAAATCACGCGTAACCGCGCCCGCTACGAAGAGGCTAATAACAGTTATTGCGACGGAATTATTGACACGCTGGCAAACTGGCTGCTTGGACCCTGTCCGGTTCTCCAGATGCGTACCGGCGATGAAGAACTTGACGAACAGGTGGAATATCTTTTTAATCAGGAATGGGCGGCGGCGGTAAATCTCGGACGTAAATTAAAAATTCTGCATAAGGCGCGTATTCGCGACGGCGAAGGCTTCGCACAGTTTTATTCCAACGATAAAAACAATCTTATGCTCACTCTTGACCTGATGAATTTTGAATGTGACCGCGTTACCAGCTTCGGAGCTGATCTGAACGATGTCAATAATATCGACGGTATCATTCTTGATTCAAACGGCAATCCGAAAGAATACAAGGTGCTCACCCAGCACCCCGGCGACAGTGGTGTTTCTGCCGGACTTCCTTTCCATTCTGTTACGGTAGCCGCACAGTACATGCTTCACTGGTACGATGAAAAACGGCCCGAACAGCGTCGCGGAGTAACCGAACTCATGTCCGCGCTGGAACTCTTCGGAACCCTTCGCGATTATACCACCGCCACCCTTAGAGCCGCGCAGGCTGCCGCTAATATCACCGCCATTTTTACCACAAATGGTCCGACAGATGATGAATACGGCGATACTGAAACCGAAGATGGTGAAGAATCCGAGATCATCCGTCCGACTCCAACCGATGTATGGGCAATCCCGAATCAAGGCGCTTTAGTAGGTCCACAGGGGTTTGATGCAAAACAGATGAAAGCAGAACAGCCTACAGCTACATTTGCGGAATTCCAAAGACGTATAATTAACGAGGCCGGACGCGGCCGCAACATGCCGCTGAATATTGCTTCCGGGAATTCAGAAGGGTACAACTATGCGTCCGGCCGTCTTGATCATCAATCGTTCGAACTGGCGCTGAATGTTGACCGCCGGGACGTGCGTTTAATTGTGCTTGATAAGATTTTTTCCCACTTCTGGAATGAATTGATACAGATTCCTGAATACCGCAGTTACGCCGCCCGTGCCAGAAAAAAACAGGTAAACACCCTGCAAAGAAACTTTATTCCTTCTCATACATGGATGTTTGCCGGAGTGATCCACGTTGACCCGTCAAAAACCGCCAATGCCTTTAAAACCCTTTTTGAAGTAGGCGGAGATACCCTCGCAAACTTCTACGCCCAACAGGGAAAAGACTGGCGCAAGGAAATAAAACAATGGGAAGAGGAACATTTAGAAATGGTGGATATTCTCAAAGCTCGCGGCGCGGTAATGTCCGCTACTTCCCAGTCCGAAAAGTCCGACCAGTCCGACTCGTCCACAAAATCACAAAACAAGGATAAACCCAATGAATAAGATTTTCCCTTTTATATCAGCCGCCGACAATTCAGATCAGTTTCTTGAAATCATCGAAGCCGCCGCCGATGCTCCATCAATTGACCTGAAAAAATGCGACGGCATCGCCTATTCCGGCGGGTCAATCCGCCAGTATTGGAGTAGTTACCCGATGGTTGTCGACCTTACCGGAATGGATCAGGCTGGACAGATACCGCTTTTATATAATCACACCAATGATCCTGATTATCGGCTCGGAGTTGTTACCGCAACGATTGCCAATAATGCGCTTCATGTTTCCGGCGGTATCTCCGCAAAAACCGAAAAAGCACAGAATATCATTGATCAAGGCAAGGATTTCAACTGGCAGCTTTCAATCGGGGCCGAACCAACCAGCATCGAACGGGTTGAAGCCGGTGAAAAAGTTACCGTGAACAATCAGGAATTTTCCGGACCGATCAGCGTTGTCAGAAAATCCCTGCTGAAAGAAGTGTCTGTTGTAGCTGTCGGAGCTGACGCACAAACCCACCTAAATATAGCCGCAAAATTCCAAACCAACCAGAACACGCAGAATCCATCGCAAAAACCAATTAAAGGAGCTCAGCAAATGGATAACGAAACTCTCCAATTCATTATTGCCGCTTACGGGCTGGCAGCCAACACCACAGCCGATCAGGCTCTCGCTCACATTCAGGCTATCGGCGTTACCGAAGCCGATGTAAAAGCAAAAATGGCAGAACAGAAAGAACCCAAAGAACCCAAAGACCCCAAGCAGAATATTCAGGCTTCCGCGCAGTCTCAGACTCTCTCTCCTGAAATTCTGACAATCCGTGCCGGTGCCGCCGCAGAACTCGACCGTATCAACAAGATCAATGCCCTGTATCCCGGCGAACATCAGGCCATCAAAGCCGCCGCAATCGCCGACGGTTCAAGCATTGAAGCCGCCGAGCTGCTCATGGCAAAAGCCGTGCTCGCACAGCGTCCGCAGGCCCCCGGTATCATGGTCGGCAAACCGCAGAATATGACCGTCAAGGTACTCGAAGCCGCCGCGCTGATGTCTACCGGATTCAGCCAGTCCGCGCTTGAAAAGAAATTCGATGCGCAGACGCTTGAACTGGCTTATGGACATAGCTCTCCTTCTATGAAAGGACTGATTCAAGCTGCTCTCAGCATAGAAGGCAAATCCGCTCCGGCTTACAACGCCAGCCCGGAAGAATGGATCAAAGCCAGCTTCTCAACCAACAACGTGTCTGTTATCCTGTCAAATATCGCCAACAAGGTGCTCGAATCTCCGTTTGAGTCCGATGCCGATATTTCCGCGATTATGACCGTTTGCCGTGAACGTTCCCTGAACGATCTGAAAACTCATACAATGACCAGACTGTTTACCGACAAAAAGCTACCGAAAGTCGGTGATGCCGGACTCGAACTTGATTCCCTCCAGGAATCAAGCAATACCCTTAAGGCGGAAACTCGCGGTAAGCTTATCGGTATTACCCGCACAATGATCATCAATGACGATCTGAACGCATTTACTGAACTTCCTGAAAAGATCAGTATGGACGCAATCGATCAGTTCTGTGATGATTTTGTTTATCTCATTGAAACCACAATGGGTGATAATTTCTTCAAGACGGAAAACGGCAATATCAACAGTGAAACGTTGCAGCCGTCTATTGAAGCCTACGAAAAACTCAAGATCCTGTTTGCCGCCTTTACCGACGGCATTGATCGTCCGGATGGAACTACAAAGAAAATCGGAGCACGTCCTGCATACATCCTGACCGGTGCCGATCTGAATCCGGCCGCCCGTACCATGTTTGATTCGCTTAAGCTTCTGGTAACTGACCGCAATTCAACAGCGACAAAAACTAAGCTTGTTGGCGATTCAAACACCTTTGCCGGACAATACAAACCGGTAGAAGTAACCCGCCTCAAGTCCGCTGTATGGTACGGATTTGCCGATCCTCGTCGGATTCCTGCTATCAACGTTGGATTCCTCAACGGAAAACGCCGTCCGGTTGTTGAAGAAGTAACTCAGAGTATGGACCCGCGCCAGCTTGGACGCTGGTGGCGTATCATCTGGGATTACGGTTTCGGAGCCGGTGACTACCAGGGCGCTGCAAAGTTCAAATAAAAATCGCCTTCCCATTCGTGCGGGATGGGATTTAAACCTGTTCCCATCCCGCGTTTTTTAATTGCAAAAATATTAAGGATAAAAAATCATGTTTATTGTTACAAATCTCAAAACCATTGTAAGTATTCCTTATATTCCAGCTGCCGACGTTGAGGCTGGCAGTGTCGTTTCATCCGGTTCACTTATTGGTTATACGCCCAGCAAAATTACTGCCGGAAGTCTCGGTGAACTGGTTGTTACCGGTATGGGCGGTTGCGTTAAAGCGTCCGGCGAAGCCTGGACTGTCGGAGCTCCGATCTATTACAGCAGTACGAACAGCAATTTCACCACCACCGCAACGGATAACACCTTTGCAGGTCTTGCCGTTGAAGCCGCCGCTTCTGCCGACACCTACGGAAAAATTCTGTTCAGTGCCGGCACTCAGGCAAGCTGATAAATAAGGAGTATTCGGGTAATGACAATGATTGGTGACGCGCTTGAATCCCTCGCGGATGTGTTCGACGACAATGAATCCGTCGAAATGACTTACCGCCGGGGGGAAACTGTTGAGACAATCTTAATGACTCCAGGACGTGTCAACACGGAAGCCGAAGTACGCGAGATTGTGGGAATCAACACGCGCAATCAGCAGTTTGTCGTCAGACGCTCGAATATTCCGGAATCCATCGGAATTCCGCAGGTAAACGACGAGATCGACTACCTCGATGAAACATGGGTTCTGTCACCGTATGAAGGCGAATTCTGTTACCGTGCGGCGGATTCCCATAAAATCCGCCTCCGCCTCTTCACAACCCTGAAACCATCAGAATGAAATATTTAAAGAAACAAACAATAGGGTTTAAAAGGGAAACTTTCCTTTTCATAAACTCTTCACTTTTCACTCTTAACTAAAAATAAAATTTTATGATCACTGCTCAGATAAGCCAGGCGGATATTAACCGCCTAAATAAGACGTTGCAAAGCATTTCACGCGCAACGCATAAAAGCATGCCCGCACTTATGCGGCAAACGGCTTACTGGGCGGCGGTCTCTGCGGCAAAGAATACCCCGCCGGGCAATGGTACCCGTGTGTCACGTCTGGCGAAAAAATACCGTTATCGACCGCTTGAGAACCTGAAACAGAATAACATGCTGGCGTATCTGCTGCCGGAAGGACAAATCTTCACCAAGTCAGCCGATTCGGCCCGTGGCATGTTTTTCTATAAACGCGAAGGCGGTAAGATTTTTTCAACTACTAAGCCGATTAGTAAAGC